GCTCCTGAATTAGCTTCAGCAGGTACAGCTTCGATCATAGACATCTCTAAGTAATCTTCGAAACGCAAACGAGTTTCGTGCTCAGATTTAATATACCATAAGTATCCAGTAGCTCCATTTTCAGTAGTTACTTCAACCCATCCGATTTGAGCCATGTCAGAACCAGAAACAGCATATTTCTCTTTGATGATGATTGGACTGTTTTCGAAGATGTCGTCTTGAGCCTCTAAAGATTCAGTTTGACCTTCAGTTCCTTTTTTGAATTCAGAACCGTAAACAAAAGCAGTTACTGTAGCAGTAGCAGCAAAAGTTTGTCCAGCAGCTTCGTAGTAAGCAACGTCAAAAGTTCCAGCAGCATAATCTACAGAAGTAATGATAGCTTTGTTAGATTGAGATGCAGATGCGTTGTTAGACAAGAAAACTGTTTGTCCAGGTTTGAAAGCGATAGATCCTGTTAAAGTATCATCAACTGTAATTGTAGCAGTATCTCCACCAACAGCAGCATCAGACGAACAGTCGATGTATTTAGTGTGAAGACGACCTTGCTCTGCCCATTTGATAAGGTCTGAGTTAGACGGCATCTCAGCTCCAACTGCTCTTAAGAAAGATGCAACAGAACGATTTCCGTAACGTTCGAATTCTTTTTCATAAGTATCAGGAAGATACTGATTCAAGAAGTCAAAATTTGTGATGTAGTTAGTGCTTAATGTTTGTCTTGTAGCACTAGGTTGTAATGCAAACCCTGGGGTTGCTTGTACTGATCCAGCCATTTTGTTTTAGTTTTTTTTGTTATTTTTTATTACTTTTTATTCTTAGTCCTCTTCCGCTATCGCTGTCAGAAGCTACTACTTTAAATCCAGACTGGGCAATTGATTGAGGAGCATTTCTCATCTCCATATCGATATTTTTAATTTTTTTGGTGTTATCTAATAACGCCTCTGCTCTACCTTGTTCGTAAAAGAACTTAGCCATTTTTTCTGGATTCATTGCCGCGGCTAATGAACGATGATAACCAACGTGATCTGAAATCAACCCATCCGCATCTAAATACTTAGATATGAAATTAACCACATCTGACTGGGCTCTCTTTGTCTCTGTTACATCCCCTGGTAAAAACTTAATTGTCTTATCTCCGACATTGAAATCAAAACCTTTGAATTCATCTGAAAAAAGTTCTTCAGTTTTCTTTTGAAAGTATTGAGACTTTCTTTGATTCTCTTCTTGTTGACTATTGGAATCTTGAACATATTTCTTGTAAGCCTCGTAAGTTTCTTTTTCGTCATCTGAAACCAAGCCACCTTTTGACTCAAGAGGCGTCTTATAAGTTTCTTTATACTCATCAAAAAATTTCTTAGCTTTAGCAAGCTCTTTTTTCTTAGCTATTTCCTTCTTCTTAATTTCCTTTGGGTCATCAAGATCCTCATCATAATCAAACTTATCCTCGATCATATACTGGATATCATCTCTGTCTAAGTCCTCTTCTGTTTGAGAGTAGTACTCAACTAATAAATCGTTTGGATCCATGTCGTCAAAGTTTCTGTTTAGTTTAACAAAATCTTCAATTCCACGACCAGTCTCTTTTTTGTATTTGAAATATGCAGCTACGTCTTCAGGTAGGTCCTCTTTCTTTTCTTCTCTTTCCGCAAAAAGATCATTGATAGAGTTTACCTCTTTACCGTATCTGTTTTTAATATATGAAAGAACGTCGTTGTCTTGTAGCTCGGCTTTTGCTGGCTCTGCTGGTACTTCTACTTCTACTTGTGCTTCAGGTTCTGATTGAACTTCTACTTGTACTGGTTCTGCAATACTTTCTTCATGCTTAGCCAATAACTCTTGTTCAACTTCCTGTACTGATTTTTGCTCGGCGACACCTAAGTCCCTTACAGTGAAAGTGTTTTCCATTTGATTTAATTTTTTGCAAAGTTAATTATTATTATATTATATTATCTAGGCTCGAACTCAGCTAGGTCAAACCCATCCAAACTATCCTCTGTAGATTCAAAGTTCATCGGAGGTAAGTTATTCTTACGCTGATCGATTAGCTTAGACTGCTGTGTATTTTGCAAACTTATACGTTTGTCTTTAGCCTCTTCTTTTAATTGCTCTTTTGTTTTGGTAGTTTCGAATTCAGCTCCTTTAAGTTGCATTTGCATTTGGAATTCCATCTGCATAAGCTCCATCTTTAACTGAGCTTCGCTCTTCATCTTCTCTATTTCATAAGCAACCTCTGCCTGCTTTATCTGCATCTTAGATTGAGTTTCAGCCTGTATATTCTGCATTGCTGTCTGAGCTGCCATCTGTTGAGATTGCATTTGGATCTGACCTTGCATTTGTTGCTTAGCCTGCTCATTCTTTTGTAGTTGCTCTTCTTTCTTTTTTCTCTTAAGCTTAAGCAATTGATTTGCTAACTTAAGATTTCTCATCTCTCTAATGTCAATTGCATCCTCTAAATAAATAGAGTCTCTAGATAAAGCTAAGCTAATGTTTTGTTCTAATTGAGCCTTCTCTTCTTCGTCTGGTGATACCTCGATAAATATACCAAAGTCATAAATATATAGATCTTTAATCTCGTCCAATATACCTACATTGTACTTACCGATTTGATTAATAAACTCTTCTTTAAAATCAGAGTATTCTAGAATATCTGCTACTCTGTAAGAAATAGCTTCTGCTAATGATTTAGTAACAAATAAACTAGACTCTAGTATGTGTCTTGTAGCTGTATTTGAATTAAGAGCAGCCAACTTCTGTACGCCAACTAATGAGTTAGGATCTGGATTTGATCCGTCTCTTGCCTCATTCAATCCTGTAACATCTCTAATCATACTTAGATAGTGATTATAACTACCTACTAAACTAGCAATTTTACCTTGCCCACTATTAGAGTTAAGTTCTTGAATAGGAACTCTAGCATTATTAAACTCTCCGTCTCCTGTATAACTTCTACCAATTACACTACCCGTTTGGAAGTATAATCTTAATGCATCTTCAGGATTATATGCTGCTCCATTACCAAGATCAACTTCATTTAATCCGTCAGCATCAATAAATACACCGTCAGGAACAACCTTAGCGATTACTTGTTGTAATTTTAAGTGAGTCATTTGAATTAAGTCTGCAAAAGGGATCATTCTCTTCACAAGAGATTCAATGTTCCCTTTATACATCCTCGGTGCTACCGCTACGTAATTAGGTATAGCGTGCTGTGAAGCTGATTTAGGTCTAACCATGTTACGAGATAACTCCCACTTCAACATGATATTAGTACCCATAACCATTACACCGTCATACCAAACATCGATAGTCTTCTCTATTTTTTCAAAACGACCCTCTTCCATCATCTCTTGTGGAGGATTGAATGTATCGTCTTTTTCTATCATTTTAAAACTTCCGTCTTCAAGTATCTTTTTCTTGTATACTATCTTCTTGGTTGTTTTATAGTTCACGTATAATAACGTAGCTGTATCATTACTGAACAAGCTGTTATTATAGAACTGAGCTGAGTTGTAGTAGTCGTACCATGACTGACTATACTTTGATATTTCTTCTAAATCCTCATTAGTAAGTGTAGGGTCGATTTTAACTAACTCAGTGATAGGAACTGTTTTAATTTCTCCCCAATAGAAACAATCTTTAAAGTATGGATCCTCAGTATAGCTATATACTACATTAGCTGGATCAACATACTCAATTCTTACTCCGTCACCAGGAAGAAACATATGCTTAGCCATACCAACACCAATAGTAGCGATGTCGTAGTCTACTCTCTTCCTTGTCTCATTATATTTATTTTCGTCAAATACAGTATTGATAGCTTCCTCTTCAGCTATCTCAATAGCTGGCTTATACTTAAGCTGCATATATAATGAAAGCTCCTCATCGTTCTCAGGTAAGTCGTCAGGATTAGTATCAAATGCATTAACACCGAACTGCTCTTTAACTTGAAGTAACATATCCTTAGATACCATGTCAGCTTGTATCATGTCCTGATACTTAGATCTTTTCTCCATAGACATAGCGTCCTGTGCATATGCCTTAGGCTTGAATAATCTGTCATTCATTCCGTTAACAACGATGTCAACGAATTTAGGTATAATAGGTACCGGAGTAAAGTCAAGGTTAGTATGAGATAAGTCACCATCAACGGCTATCTGATCTTTATACTTACCTATAGACTGTTCACCCCTTGCGTATAATCTTAGCTTATGGAAGTTACCCCACTGATCGTAGAATCTTGAGTTATTACCGTCCTTTCTAAACCACTCGTACTGAATACTTTGTGATATCTGCAATCCATACTCAAAGGTTTCCTTTTTCCTGTCTGAAGCAAACTGGTTTG